TCTTCACTTTCATCTTCACTTTCATCTTCACTTTCATCTTCACTTTCATCTTCACTATCGGTTATATATTCAGATTCATCCTTAAATAGATATCCTTTATATCTATTTTCTGTATTTGCAAACTTACGTATTGTCGATGGAGTCATTTTCAACTCTTTACATAAATCTTTTACTGAATTAAAAATTCTGGTATTATTATTTATATCCGTTACAGATATCGGTCGATGTGTTTTTACTTTACATCTTATATCTTGAAGTCCACGTAATTTTATCCAAGATCGTAAAGTTGTTCTACATGTATCATAATGTAAGGCTAATTCTTCTTTTGATTTTGTTTGTAGTAAAAGTTCCAACTCTTCTTTTGAAGGTATATCTTCTATACTATTTGCTTTTATTATTTGTAAAGTTTTTGTAATAGACATATCTAATTTTTCAGATATTTCTTGATTAGAAAATTCAGATGTTAGTTTTAACATCTCTTCTTTAGTAACTTTTTTTTCTTTTTTGCATATTTCATAAAAATCAATCGAATATTTTTCACACCATCTTCGAAAAATATTAATAGATACATCAAAATGATTTGCTACTTCGGCTCGTGAAGTATGTTTTTTACATACACTTATAAGTTCATCTTTATCTGGAATATTAGTTTTTTTATAATCCTTAACGTTTATATTATATTCTTTTATCCATTTTTCAATTGGTTTTGCTGATATATTATATTTTCTTTTTAACTCTGCCACACTACGATATTTCTTAAGTTTTTTTAACAAATCTTCTTTAGGTGGTGCTAAAAATTTACCTGTTCTCACTTGAATTTCTAAATTCCAATTTTCTACTTCCTCAACATTTTCTTTTACTTTTGATTTTTCTTCTTCTAAAAGTCTCATATACTCTTCTTGTTTTATTTCATCTATCTTTCGATATATTCTTCCTATTACTTTTGCGATATCAAAATCATATTCATCTGGATTAAATCTTATCCAGTAAGTATCATTTATATTTAATTTTTCGTTTACAAAGTCCATTCTTTCTCTCTCTTTCCATGGCTTTCTATCTGCATGTCCATTTTCATCACATTCTATCACTATCTTAAATTCTGAAAAATATAAATCTAAGTAGTATGATCCTATCTTAAATTGATCTTCAAACTTTTCTGTCTTAAAAACATTTGTTATTGTTGATAATGTTTGTTGTTCTTTAGTTAAGCACTTACGATTTGTGGTATCTATATTAAACTTCTTGAGAATATGTAAAACATCAGGGGATATACGCTTGCGGGTTTTAAGAAGAATTTCTACAGCACCATCTCTAGTTATTAGGATAGTATTGTGTATAAGTTTTGGTTTTTTTACTCCAGGATAATCATAAAAAAATATTTGATTACTTTTTGATACATTATTTTTAATAATTTCTGTTGTATTTTTATAACCTAAAAGAGCCGCTATTTCATAACCTACAAAATACTCGAAGTATAGTCCATTACTTATATATGTATAACTAGTAAGTTCCTCTTTTATTATCGAACTATTTTCAAATTCATCTTCGTCGTCTTCATCTTCATCGTCTTTATCTTCTTTGTTTAATTTTATAGTAATATTCACTTCTTTTAAAATATTTATCACTTCATCCGACAAAGTTTTTTTATTTTTATTTATAAGTTCATTTACACCATTTTTATTTATTAAAATTTTTCTACTATTTATTTTAGGTTCTTTTACGCCTAAATAATCTTTAAAAATTATTTTATTTTCTTCTGACACATTTAATTGTATAGCTTGTGGAGTATTTTTATATCCTAATAATATAGCTATTTCTGTCCCTATAAAATACTCAATTTCTTTATTATTTTCTTCAAAATAAGAGTACTTTGTTAATTTGATTTTGTTGTTATTTTCCATTTTTATATTTAAATCTATTTCTTTAAATTTGAAATCGTTTTTTATTTTGAAATCGATAGCAAAATTTAAGTACTAGGATGTAGACTTTCACCCCATAAATTACTCTTTATATCATTCAACGTCAAATTTAAGCCATAGAAAAAAACTAATCTCCTAAAATTTTCAATAGATATTAGAATATCACCCTTAATTTCATGCTTGAGTAAGCATAAAATTAAATGAAGCTGTTAAACATCCAGTCTTTCCTCTATTTCATCAAAGGCAGTCCTTATAATTTTTAAAAAATAGTAGTAGCTATCGCGGGATAAGCTAGCATTTATACCACTTTGAATAACTTTCCCGCTATGAAATACGAGAAAAGTTACGAACCTTTCTTTGTTAAGTTTTTTGTTTATCTCCTTCTCAGAAAGCCTATCAAGATATTCTTGATATGTTGTTAAACTTCTAACCCATTTTTCATCTTTAAAATACATTTTTGTAATTTCCATTTCTCTAATATTAGAATCTATTGGAATTTTTATGTTGACCCCTGTATACCCGAATGAGGTCTCCAATAGAGAATGAAATTCGGTTTGTGTAGACATATATCTTGCCAGCTTTTCTCTGTCTACAAAAAAGCCTACGCTGAAATCTATATTTCTCATGACAGGAATAAACATTATCTGAAGATAATTATCCCTTGAAAATTTATAAATATCTTTTTGTTCTCTTATATAGTTCCAGATAAATTTAACACAATCTTCTGCTTGAGAATCAAATTTACAACCAGTTACTTGTATCATGCCATTTTGGCATATTTTAAAATTTATAGGCTTATTATCGATTATCATTACGACTGTAAATGAATTTCTAAACCACTTACTCTTCTTCTTTTTGTTATCTAATTTTTTTCTTTTTAGTTCTACTCCTCTAATGTCATTTTCAAATTTAAGAGTCACAATAGATCCGGTATCAATAATTTCTTTTTCCTCGATTTGTTCAAACTTCTTCTTTCTTCCTCTTTTTTTTGGAAAAACTTTATAGTTTGTTATGGGTAAATAATCAAATAATTTTTTTAAGTCAATAGTTAAGTTAGTCATCGCTATAAATGTTTTTGTCGATACTTTTATATCTTCAAACTCGGGGAATTTTAAATCATCAGCGGATCTTTTTTTTAAATTTAATGCCATTTTCTAATTTAAAGAGTTTCTATTTTTTAAATCAATTTTAAAAAAATATTTCTTATTTAATAAATGGGTAATAAACAAAGTTCTCGCCATACATGTATTCCTTACACTAAAGATACTTTTAATGTTTATTATAACAATAAAAAAGTTGAAGAAGCAACAGCAATGACTTTTGAAGATTTAGGAAATTGTTATGGTAAAGATGTATTTGACGTCTTTTACAAAGGAGTTATGATACCAAATGCTGATGCGGAAACTTTTAGGGTTGATTCCGGTGGATTATATGCCTACGATGCATTAAATACTTATTATATGGGTAAAAAAGTTTAGTATTTACAAAAAAAACGTCTTATATATACATATAGTTTAAATAATAAAGAATTGTTTTTGTATCCAAGAATATTCCATTCATCTATTGAATATGAATTCGACATAGATAAATTGCAATTAGAACATATAGGTCTAAGATTCTCTATATTCATAGAACCTCCTTTACTTTTCGGAATCACATGTCCCACATGAAAACGAAATGCGGTTATATTATTCTTACACCATATTATATTACATTTATGGTCGAATTTTTTACCTATATATTTTAACCATACTTGCTGTCTAATTGCTAAAGGAATGTTTGTTTTTTTAGATAAACTTTTTTTACTATTTATCCTTTGTAGTAGGTTCGTCTTACTCATTTATTAATATTAAATTTTACTTTTAAATTTAATATTATTTACGGGCCTTTTTCTTCCACAATTTTGCAATTGCTTTCATTCTTGAAGATGGAGACATATTCTTAAACTTCGGATCTTTAACATGCTTTTTAATAAATTTTTGATAGGTATTTAAAGACTTTCTACTTTTGGTTTTAGTTTTAGTTTTACGTCTTTTAGTTTTGCGACTTTTCTTTATTAAAGTATTTTTTATAAGTCTTTTTGTTTTACTATCCAAACTTTTCGATATCTTTTTTGATATTTTCTTAAGGCATTTTGACTTTAATGATGAAGGTCTTCTTTTCGATATAATTGGATGTGTTTTCATCGCTTTTTTTACACATTTTTCATATGCTAGTTCGTACTTTTTTAATATTTTTGATCTGCTTTTTGAATTTGTCTTACGAGATACCATTTATAATATAAAAAGAAAAAATAAAAATATTTTTAAACTAAAATTTTAGTTAAAAAATAATTAAATTATACACAAAGCGTGATATACACCATAAGCACCTTCTCGAATGTTAACTTCATCCTCATCTTCTTCCTCCTCTTCCTCTCTTAAAGAATCTTCTTTATTGTATAGATACATAATATATATCAATAATAAAACATTTAAACTACGTAAACTTAATATCACTATCATTAGATAATCAAATCTAAATATAGGTAAAAATAGTTCTGTAAAAAATAAAAATATATTTAACTTATTTATCCAGTAAATCCTATGTATCAACGTATTATAATAAAAATTCTCAAGAGAAGTAGTAAATAAAAGTCCTACTTCCAGTAAAAATAAAATAAAGTTTGCTAGATCTATAATTGCATGTTCATCCATGATTAATATACCTATTTTTCAATCTTTTTTTTATTTTTTTCAATTTTTTTATTTTAAGACTTTTGTAACTCAGTCAAAAGGTCGTCAATATCATAATTCTTAAAATCTACTTTAACTATAGGCTTACGTTTATATAACATAACTATATCATCATAAATTTCAGGATTTTTATATTGGTCTTCGTTTATTAAGATTATATTATTTGAATCAAAAGCTAAAGGCGTGCTAGTACCACTATCTTTTATTTTAACATCATATCCACCATATATATCAGGTTTATCGCTTACAATTTTACCTACCAAGAAATCAACACCAAATTCATCAAATAGTTTGTCATTATTTCCTATGTATAAAACATAGTCACCTTTAGAGAATATTTTCGGTTCGTTTTCTTCCACTTTACTTTCTTCGAATCCTCCTTCAAAAATTTGTTCTCCTTCTTTATACTCTTTTAATTCTATAATTTCTTCTATAATATTATTTCTAATAAGCTCTTTAACCATAGGTTCAACGTGAATAACATAAAGATAACTATTTGCAAGCTTATAAAAGTTGAAATTTTTAAAATACTCAACCAAGTTGAAAATATTATTCTCACTTAATATTATAATAGTATCTATATTTTTAATCTTTTTTATATCTCCTAAACTCGGCTCTTTATATATATTTAAAATATAATTAACAAATAACACATTTTTTGATCCAGAAGATAAGTCCAAAATATCATTTATATTATATTCTTTTGATTTCTCTATAAATTTTACAGGAATATTTTGTATTGGTCTTTTATACCATAGTTCTACATTATATCTTGTCAATTCTATGTTTATACGTAGACTATCTACACATATTATGTTCTTAAATAATTCGACAAACTTCATAGTATAATTACCAGTACCTATATTATATTCAACTATAGAATATTCTCTTGTTATAGGTAGAGAAGATTTTATGATTTCAAAAATTCTATAAGCATCATTTTCTTCTTTGTTATGGTAGTAATCATACATGATATTAGTTATTTTAAATTTAGAATTTTCGTTATTATAAAATATTATATTTTTAAGAGTGATATCCATAGGAACTTCATATGTTAGAATAAATGAATTATTTACCCTTCCAGTAAGATTAAAAAATCTTTCTATATCTAAAGTTGATTTTCTCTCTTTATTTTTATTTATTTTTTCGTAATTAACAAGTTGATTACTAAATATACCATTCAAGACCTTATTATTTAATGTTTCAAAATCAAACATTTTACTTTGACCCATTATACAATTATATAAATAACTCGCATCTAGTCTAATAGCTAAATTATCATTGTATCTTACAATGTTTTGTAATAAGGTATTTAAATATATATCTATTTCGGTAGATGCATCGAACACGAAAGTATAATTTAAACCTGAAAAATAGGTCAACAAGTTTGTTTCTCCTAAATTTAAGTTATAAAAAGTTCGATTGTTCAATTTAAAGTTATAATATCTTAAAAATTCATTCAACCTCGAAAAATCAGTTAAAAATTCTTTATGCCCGGTGACAGTCTCAGAATCTTTAATTTCAATATCTATAGTATTATCTTTATTTAACTTTAATTTAAACCCACATTTTTCTTGATTCCATGTAAAATTATGAATAAAATTCTTTGTTCTCTCACCATCCATTACAGCTCCTAGTATTTTTCTAGGATTAAATTCCATCATAATATTAATTAAATTTACAAAAGAATCATCAGGACCAAAGAAATATGTTAGAGAAAAAAACATACATACTGCTACCGGTCTTACTTCTTTGTCTTTTAAATAATCTTTAATTATTGGTATGATACTTTTATTCGAGGCTGAATCGTTAATTAACAATATCTCAACATTTCTGCCTTTAATTTTTAAATTGTACACATCGGGCCCTTCGGGGCTACTAACTATAGTAAACTTACCTTTGTAGCGCTCCCTATACGCCGCGATATTTTTTTTATCTGGTTCGATTCCAATTATATTTGTAATACCATGTGTCATATATCTTTCAATATCTCCACCTTTTCCGAAACCTACATCTATTACTATACTATTTTTATCTAAATTTGCTTCTATGACTTCTTTCTTTCTTTTTTTCGAATATGTACGATACTCTTCCCAATCCATACTTTTATTATCTCTTGTTTTTCTTTCACTTATTTCTAACTCTATTTTAGATAGGTCAGTTATAGGTATAGGATTATTAATATCGTACCAAAAATCTTCTGCAACTTTTATATAATTTGGATTTAGTTTATCTGGTCTCGATCTTAATTTATAAAACATTTTTGTAGACCTATCAAAAGATACTTCAAAGATATTTCCTTCTTTTAACTCTTAGGTAGAATATAAAGGATAATCTGTAAATCTTATATCTATGTTTTTATCACCCTTTACATAACAATCATAAAAAAAATCTTTTGTATTATTATTTTCAATGTACAAAATATAGTATGAAATATCATCACCTCTATATACAGGTACAATATCTATTTTATATGCATATAAATAAGTTTCAATATCATCGAAATTATAATTGACAGGTACTTTTACAACAACCAGTTTAGCTCTATCATAATCTAATAAATTTTTTATTAGATATTTGATATCTATGTCACCTAGGAATAAAGATAAATTTTCTTTCTCCTTATAATCAGGTCCACCCCATGGTGGATCAAAAAATACACAATCTTGATTTAATTGCATGTAAATATCTAAATAGCTAGTACAATAAACATTTTTTCTTGTATATCCATACACATACAAATTATTTTTTAAACATTCACATGTTAGTCTATCGACTTCTACAGAATTAACTTGGCCTATTTTATTTTTATAAAAACTTATCGTATTTCCACCTACATTAGAAGTTGCATCTGTAATAACAATATCTTCAGGAGCGATATTTAATTTCTTAATGATTTCTTTTGTTATTAAATCAGCCTCCTTCCATGGAGTAATGCTGTATAATGATTCATTCGTAAATCTAAAACTAGTTGGATCGATATTTTCACCTACATTAAAAAGTCTTCTTATTTTTTTTTCAGGAACATTTTTTATTTCTTCGACATCTTCTTCTATTACTAATAAATCACTTTCGCTATTTGTTTTTATATCCATTTCGGCTCCTTTTTTATATTTTTTAACAAGAACGTCAACAGATTGATGATGGTCAAATTTCCATTTTAAAGTTTTTAAATTTTCAGCCCCATATACACTATTTACTGGAGTAAATATTAAACCATCATTTTTATAATCCCATAATTCTTTGAATTTTTCTTTCA